GTCTGGGTGTACGGCATTACTATCTTGGATATAGTGACTGTCTGACCTGAACAAGCAAATCTGTACCCATAGCCATCTCTGCCTATGAAAAGGATGCAGTAAGCAAGTGTCTGTGAGTAAGGTGTCAAGGTCACTCCGTTGTATGCGTTAACGCAAGGTGTCATTGCGTTGAAAGCGTTTGAGTTTGAACCCGTGCCTGCATCTCCTACATCCGAATGAGTAAGACCGACAGACTTGATCTCTCCGTTACCTGCCGCAGAACCCCACTCCCAAGCAAGCGTGACCGCTCCATCCGTAACGACCATTGATGTGTTCAGAGGGTTTCCTCTCGTAACATCATCCGCTTGGTCTGAAAATGTGGTCTGCCCTGCGTGAGCTATGACCTCATTTACTCCGTTGTCCGGTATGAAGTAATCTTTTGCCGCATCCTCACTTGTGATGTCCAGAGTGTTCTTAAAGCAGATAATCCCTCCAAACATTTTGGAGTAAAGCGGAAGCAACTGTTTATAATCCGTGATGCCGCAGTAGTTAGCCGCAAAGATGTCGGAGACCGCATCGGTAATCATATTGTCACCCTCAATGATTTCGGTCTTCCAAGTGTTCGGGTTATGGAGACGAATCTTGACATGACCTTTCAACTTTGGGAACTTGACGGAGTTAATCTTCTCCAATGACATATTATCGTGAAACATATTACTCCTCCGTTGCTTCTTCAACTTCCTCTGCTCTGAACTGTGCGGTCTGTTCCTCATAGTAGTCAAGAGCATCATCATTCAGCCAACCATACTTTGAATGGTCTGAAATGAGAACATCCGCATAGTCAACGGAAAACTCTCCGTGCTTGATGCAATTAACGAAAGCATCAACAACTCTTTTCATTCTCTTTGTCATTTTGTTCCCTCACTTTCTAATATGTCTTCAATAACATTGACCACAAGGTTTAACGAGTACTGCTCTGCTTCTGTCGGTCTCAACCAAAAGTAATCACTTGAATTGATGATGTCGAGAGCAACTTTGAGAGCCTTTTTCATATCTTCATCCATTGGCATCACCTCACAAAACCAAAGCCTGTGTCTGTGCAATCTTCTTATCAATATAGTGTTGTATGCCCTCTCTGTAAGAGACTTCCACATCACCGCCAACATCAGAAGTGATATTATTCGTACCCACGATAGCCGAAACTGAAAGTTCAGACACATCAATTTCTATGGGTGTGGCAAGTTCGTAGGCAAACAAAATACCATCCATAGCGGTCTTAAAATCAGCCTCGCTTAAACTTGCTTTTGCGTCATCTCTGATTGCAATAGTATTTTTAAGACTTGCAAGGTTATAAGTGCCGTATTCATTATCAAGTAAACTATCACGGCCATTATTTGAGTTTATATAACTTTCGCAAAGTGAATTAGTATTTTGTGCTTTGTCCGTGATATTTGTCCAAAATAATGCATAACCGCCTGCTGTTGTTTTGGTATATGTTAGCGAGCCTAAGTCAACAATTCCCCATGTAACACTCAACTTCCCCCTCGTAACATCAAGCTCGCCACCGTAAACTGTCTGACCGAACTGAACTGTGAAGGTATCACCGTTGTAGGGGGCGTATGCCGTTGAATTTCCTATAACGAGCATTATTCTGTTTGTTGCAAAATAATCCTCTATTGTGGTTGTTTTGTTATCAAACCCTACGGTTGTTCTTATAAACCGTGTGTTAGCATCAAGAGTTATTGTTCTTGAAAATGATGCGTTTGAAGATATATTTATATTATTCGTACTCTTAATAAATGCCTTGTTTGCATCATACTCACAAAAACGAACACAAAAATTATCTTCTGCTCCATCCTTATATCCTTGAATTGTTACTGTTCCACTCGCATTAATAAAAGCAGAAGTAATCCAACTCAATATACCCGAATTTAACGAACCATCTTCATAGTTTAATAATCCTCTAACAAAATCTGACGGATTAAGAAGATTCTTTCCACACCTCAACAAATTCAGTTCACTATGTCCGACTATCGGGATAGGTGTCGAGGGCGTTCCGCCTCCGCCACTTGCTACGATTGAGCATTTTACGCTTACGAGGTTGGTAGCAATGTCCGTATTGAAATTGCAAGGGTTTCCGCTTGCAGTTCCTACGGGCAACAAGGACTGAATATCACCCTTTAATTCTTCAAGACCTCCGAGGGGAGTCTTGTCCGTGAAGTCGGGCAAGTCCGTTGAGTATTCGGTTCCCTTGAGCATCTTGTTAGCGACTTGGAGAACTGTTCCGCTCTTGGTGGTATAACCCGTCTCTGCCTGTGCATCGGGCTGGGTCATTATCATCAAGTCTCCCGTATTAATCTGACTTGCTTGGGTCATTTCGGAAACAATAATGTCTGTATCTGCCATAATTCCCTCCTGTTTACATTTCCACTCTTATGAGTAAGCCATCCTCTGTCTTGATGAGGATGTGTGTTTCTGTTGCCAATGGGAGCCAAGTCTTGATGATCTGCACCGCTTCTCCCAAGTTCGTTACTCCGACATAACCGAGGTCAATCAAGGTGACATTTTCGGAAACATCAATGACTTCTGCGTTTGGTGCATCAATAGTGACCAACTCTGTGAGGTCTTTGACACCAAGACCGGCCAAAGCAATCTTGGTGATGTTCTCACGGACTTCAATATGACCATCAAAGTGTTCTTCGCCATAAAGTCTCTGACCTTCAAGAACAACATGAGCGTTCTTTGTATCAATGGTCGTTTCATCAATGCCGTGAGTAATTATCTTGACTTGCCAAGTGTGTCTCTGATTGGGAGCGACATTCCTAATGATGTAGAAGAAGTCTCTCGTAATGGAGAACTCAACAGGGTCAATCGTGGCTTCCTTGTCTTCCGTGTATGGCTCCTCTTGTGGTTGAGGAACAATCGGCACTTCCGTATTGGCTACGATGGCACTCAAACTCTCATATGGCTTATATGGGAGCAATTCTTCATCAAGGTAATACCTCAACTCATAACCGCCATTGATGCCAAGGTCACGAAGCATATCAAAGATAAATTCGTGCATTATCTTGACTGTGGTGGTCTGGGCCGCAGTAAAGGCCAATGAAGCGATCGTGGTCTCAACCTCATCCTCGATCTCTATCGGGTCAAGGTTCTCAAAGGTATAGTATGTGACCTCGTTCTGCGTGGTCGTGTTTAATATGCCCGATATATCCTTGTCGGTCTTGCTCTGGCCTTGACGGAGGTTAGGATTGTCACCATAGCACTTAACGGCAAAGGACTTGTTATAAGTCCATGTGACTTCCATAACGGCACCTGCACTTGTGTCTCCTGAATAGTCATCCGTCATTGAAATGACATCGCCTAGATCAAGAGCAACGAAAGCAGGGAGCATCGAGGTAGAGAACGGAACATAGGTCATCTTCTTGATCGTGTTCACGATCGCATTGGCCCTGCGTTCCTTTGCTTCATACACACCCAACTGCAAAAAAGGTTGAGTGCCGAGTTCCATCGTCATTCCTCTTCCGTCACCAAACACACGAACCATCTTTGCAGGTGCATCCGTGTATTGAAGTGTGTCATACAAGGTCGTGAAGTCAGAGAACGAGGAACCGGACTTTCTTCTGTTCTTTGGAACTGTGAGAACCGAACTGTCATCAAAAGCTCGGAGCTTCCATGTTCCGTCTCTGTCAGCGTATGCGAAACCTCCGACCATCTGGGCAAGAGCACTCAAAAGGTCTCGGAATGTTTCAAGGTTTGCTTCCTCATAAACTCCGATGGTCTCCGTGCCGTTTGGCAGAGCTTCACACTCCTGTTCAGTCATTCCAAAGGTCGTGCCTGTCTCCGTTGCGATATATTGGCAGAAGCCATATATCTTGGAACTTGCCTGCGTGACCGCATAGGCTTTGTCGAGCTTTGAGAGTACATCATAGGCCGTGATGTCGACACCTGCCGCAGTCCATACTGCTTCTGCGATATAGAACACTCCGAGAGGTACGGATTCCCATATAGGCTCCTCATTCTCATCGAGACCCAGATAGAGTGCATCGGAGATCGTGATCGTCTTGCCGTAATAATCCCCTCTGTTCAGAAGGTCGGTCAAGAAGGTCAGTTTGAGCACTCCGATATTGACGGAGCCTAACTCGACCTTTTTGTCAGCACACCTGTTTGTATAGGAAACACCAATGACATCCGCTTCCGTAAAAGGTACGCTATCGACTATTCCATACAGTTTGTGTGTCTGTATCTGGTCGAACATTTTTGTCTGATATGCTTCCGAAACTGAATACATTTTAGAACTCCATTACTTTGACCGAGACTGTGAAGAGACCATCCGTGTTAGCCGCCCACTCTGAATAAGGCACCAACTGTTCCTGATAGTCTCTTATGCGTACTGTGTACGATGTACCCATATAGAGCATCGTGACTGTCTCCAAGAGCGTGAGACCTTTCAAGACTTCCTTCTTCCCGGAAGAAAGATTGAAGTTCATGCTCCAAGACTTCTTGGAAGGTCTGACAACAGTAACAAGGTCTGTACCTGCTTCACTCTGCGAGACATTCTCAATGGCCTGCGATGCCATTGAGACAGATGTGGGGTTAGGGAAATCAACTCCGTTGAACTTTAAGTAATAACCAAGCATTAATGACCTCCCGTCAAATAGTTATGTCTGTCAAGGGCATCAACGACCAATGTGTCAACATGGTCTCCTCCGATATAGATCGGGAATACCCAAGTGCCTTCACCGCTTCCTCCAACGGATGCCATTGCCTGCTCAATGCGAGAAAGACCGCCCTCATAATCCGTTGTGCGGTTGACCATCGCCTGCTCTCCGATGTTCCAACCGGAACTAATCAGACTTGCCGTGCCGTTTACTGCGGCCGCAAGTGCAGGCTGTTCCTTCTGCATCGACTTGATGAACTCATCGATCATGTCACCGCCCGACTTGGAGAAGTCAGACAACGGGCCGAGATCTGGTTCCGAGAAATGCAGATAGGATGCTATGGTCTTTGCGACATTGGAGACCGCAGAGGTCAGTTTACCGACCATCTTTTTGATGCCGTCTATGAAGGACTGAATCATGTCAGCACCCCAATTCCCTGCGGCCGTGATGATCTTGCCAAAGGCATCTCCAAAAGACTTCAAGAGTGCATCTTTTCCGTCTCCGAGGATGTATTTGCCCATCTCCAATACGAGAGTGCCAAGGGCCTTTACGATTGCCGCAATGATGGCAGGCAGGTTCTTGACGATAGCCACAAGCATTGTGACACCTGCATCAATGATTTGAGGAAGTGCATCACCCGTTAAGAATTTGGTTATGCCCATAATCAATTCGGGCAAACGCTCGATGAGCTTGGGAAGGTTCTCAATGAGTGCCTTCGTGAGCGTGATTATGAGGTTTAAGCCTGCTTTCAATATCTGACCAAGACACTCACTTGAAAGGAGTGTCTGAACCAAAGTCAAGACCGCATTGATGGCCGCAGGTATGAGAATAGGCAATGCCTGTGTGAGACCATTGAGAAGGTTCGTGATGATGCTTGTCGCACCATTTACGAGCTTGACGATATTCTCATCCGTGAGAAACGAATTGACCAATGTATCGATGATGGTCAATGCTCCGTTGATTAGCAAAGGTGCATTGTCTATCAAGGCCGTGACCAATGCAGAAATTAACTGTACCGCCAATGGAATGATGACAGGTATGAGAATTGCAACCGAATTGGTCACGCTTGTGAATAGCGATGTGAAGGCCGCTATGAATGAACCTGCGTTCTGTGAGATAGATGTGGCAATCTGCTCAATGAGAGAGCCAATCATAGTGATGAGCTGTGGTGCAACCGCCAAGACCGCAGGCAAAAGAGCCTTTAAGACCGACTGAACTATGGTCAAGATCTTGGGGATATATGTCTCAATGAGACTGACCATCTTTGGAGCGTAAGATTCAATGGTCTTGCCAATCTTCTCGACATCTCCGTCTGCATCGGCAAGAGCACCCGAAAAGTCACCCAGAAGGGAGACACCATCGCTGCTCAAATCTGTGAGAACCGGAAGAAGGACACCGCCCAAAGACTGTGACACGGCCTTGGCGGTATTCTTCAACCTTTCCATATTGTCATCAAAGGCTCCGAACTTGCCGATGGTCTCATCTGACATGACATAGCCTATTCTGTTGGCTTCGTCTGCGTAGCCTTTTAAGGAATCGGAACCTGCTTCAATGAGAGGGTTCAACTCTTTGGCCGACTTTCCAAACAAGTCCATCGCCTTTTGGTCTCTCTCCAAAGGATTGGAGATCTTGCCAAGGGCATCAACGGCATCGTAGAAAATGTCTTCCGCACTTCGCATCTGACCACTGGCATCACGGACATTGATACCCAGAGCCTTGAACTTGTCTTCACCCTTTGAGGATGCAAGTGTCTTCTCCATCTTCGTGATGGAACCCGTGATAGTCTCCGTTGATACATCAAGCAAGCCAGAAGCATAGTTCAGCTCTTGAAGCGTTTTGGTTGATAATCCCGTTGT